AAATTATAATATGCCGGATGTGCTCTACCACCAGAAAATATTCCACGAGTAGAAGAACACATTGAACCGGGTTGTGACCTAGTGTTACTCAAATCTCCAAAGTCTTGTGCGTTAACACCTGTTGATTGAATTGTTATATAATCAATTTCATTTTTTTGAGTGGGTCCTGAAATATATCCACCAGCAAATATCCCTCTGGTGCCATTCGATACTGCACCCATACCACCTCGGGCCACAGTTAAATTTCCATTGAAATCTACTGCATTTCCTGTTGATGATATGGTTACAAATTCTATGTCCTCAGTGTATGCACCAGGGTGTTTATTGCCACCAGCAGAAATTGCTCTTGTTCTATCTGATGTACCAGCATTAATATGATTTCGATCACTTACTATCAATTCACCAAAAGTTTGCGAATTGCCGGTTGTTGCCACATTAATATAAACAATTTCATCCAAAAAAGTATTACTAGGATTATATCCACCCATCAATAATCCACGAGTTCCACCAGTCATCAAATCTGGTGACCAACTATCAACTTCCATCCATATTCCGTTGGGGAGTGTTGTAACTCCAACTGGTCCGAGTATATAAACTTCTAATTTCTTGGTGTCACTATTAAATCTGATTGAACCTGCGGGTGCTTGATTATACGAAGGTAGTTCAAAATCATCACTTCCACCAAAGGCACTTCCGCCTCCTACGGTTGTATAACCACCGCCACCACCAGCACCACCAGAACCGCCGGAGCCACCACCGCCTCCGCCGCCTCCTCCTCCACCGCCGCCGCCACCGTATCCCATTAGCCTAGACCTCCATGTGCGTCAGATAAAGCACCATAAACTCTTCTACCAGTATTTAAGTCTCCAAATGCTGTTGAGTTTCCAAGTGTTGCGATAAGAGTGGTCTCAAGTGCAGTGTCAGTAACACCAGATGCAGGACGATAAACACCTCTCGTTTGATTTGATGTACCAGAACCCCCAGATCCTGCCGTTGTGTCTATAGAATCTCCAAAATCAAGTGCATCACCTTTTGATGCCAGCGTAATGTATGAAAGTTCATTATGATCTCCAGCACTATCATCTCCACTACAAAAAATTGCTCTTGTAGAGGAATTTCCTGCATTACCCTTAAATGAATCAGTGAGTGTCGTTATTAAGTCACCAAAATCTATTGCTTTACCAGTGGTTGCAATTTCTATATAATCAATTGTATCTACCTTAACAATTGTTGCAGGAGAACTAAATGATCTTCCACCAGCAAATACACCACGAGTAGGACTAGATGCACTGTTTTGAATATGTCTGCCAACAGTGAGTTCTCCAAAACTTGATGAATTACCTAGTGATGCTATTGTGGTATAATCAATATTTGTCCATCCTGAACCAGCACCCTGAGGTCCGAAATATGGAGAAATAGAATTATATCCACCAGCAAAAATTCCTCTTATATTATTTGATGCTCCAGAACTAGTAGTGGGTCTGTAAGTTAAATCTCCAAAGATAAATGAATTACCCGTGGAAGAGATCGTGACATATTGAATAGTGGTATGTATATTAGATGTGCCACCTCCAGGTCTTCTGCCACCCCACCATAAACCTCTTGTTGAACTTGCTACTCCACCTGAACAAGTTCCAGTGGTAGTTAAATCTCCAAAATCATATCCAATTCCGGTAGTTGCAATTTGCACATAATCCATTGTGGCAAGATTTGGATATGGAGAAGATGCACCATATCCACCACCCCAAATACCACGACCTCTACTACCACGATAAGCAGTATCACCTCTTGGTAGTGACATTGCACCAGTAGAGTTCATC